TGCTTTTTGTAATTCTGCAGAATCTAATGATACCTCAAGTCCTTGTATTTCAGCCAGTTGTTTTTCATTTATAGATATCTGTTCGTTTAATTCTCTTCTTAAATCTTCTAGTTCGGCTATCTTTACATTAAAATCATCTAAAAGTTTATTATAAATTCTTTTAAGAATATAATCTGGTCTTTTTCTTTTTTTAGGTTTTATTAACTCATCAACCTTTACATCAACTGCCTTTACTAACTCATCTTCATTATATTTAGGTTTTTCTAAATATCCTGATGTTTCTCCACTAAAGGAAGTTTGACCTTCAACTTCTACTTCATCAAATTCATCAGAATCAACCCAATCAGATTTGTATCTTGGTGATATTTGTTTTCCTTTAATTGGTTTTGAACCAAATGGAACTATTTTTTTTTCTTTACTAAATGGAGCTACTTGTTTACCATCCTTTTTACGCACAAGAATACCACCAGTTTTTTTATCTCTGGTCTTATCTATTGCTTTAGAACCCTTTGTTAAAAGTTCTTTTAATCTGTAATCTTCAGGTTTAGCTGCCATTTTATAATTCTACGGTGAAAAATAAATCCTTGTCTTCAAAGTATTCTATTACACCATTTCTATTTATTTTTATTTCAATATAATAATCTCTATTTATTTCCCAATTTGTTAAATTTAATTTAAAGAAGTGGCCATTAGAATCACAACTAACCTTAGTATAGTTATCATCAAATGGAACAACCACTTCACCAGTTACTACATCTTTAATTTGATAGTATGTAGTTGATGGTAAGTATTTAACATCATTATAAGAGTATGTGTTGGTATAAGTTTTAAGAGGATATTTCTCTCTTGCAAAAACTCTGATTGTAGGTTTACTTCCCCTCTTATACGAAGTTTTTAATCTCTTGAAAGTTACATGAATATCATCGGATGTAAGTTCTGTAAGAGAGCCTGTTGTATAAGCAGAATCATCCCAACCAATTCTTAGTTTAGGTTGGTAAATTGTATTTGTTTCTTTAGAAAAGAATTTTAATTGTCCATAATCTTCAGTATCATTCTCTAATGCTGAATCATGCATTAGGATTAGTCCATTATTTGGGAATGTACCAGCCACCCATTTGTTAATTGGGTCTAATACATTCATTGATATATCACTTGATGAATAAGAAAATGATTGAGATACCGCTGAACCAGTTAACCACATTCCTCCCTTACCATTAAATGAACCCGAACTTTCTAATGAAGCCGAACCAATTAACCAATTATCTGAAGTTGTTCTTTTGTTCCAAGTACAACCATCAGTTGATATTTTATCAAATCGAGTACCAATACCAACATCCCATGATTGAGAAACTATATAACCATATAGTGTATAATCAGTTGGTATTTCTATTGATTCACATTCTCTAAGTACTAAATCTGCAGATGAAGCTGTAATTTCTCCACTTGCAATTGAAGAAGATATTTCATTTGTATTAAATTCAATTAATGTATGGGCAATATCTTTTAAATTACCGTAGTATGTTTTGGATATTTCCAATATCTCATCTCTACCAGTATTTTGAGATGGTTGTTGTAAATAAATTGTTGAATCTTTAGATGCTGTTACGAAATAATACATTATACAACCCTCCCCCTTATATCTTTGTCAGGAAACTTCACTTCAAATACAGAAGGGTCTAAAGATGGATAAACCATTTTACCTTTAGTTGCATCTTCTATATTATATGAATGGTCTGAATAGTTTCCTAAACACTTGTTAGTGATTTCACATTTTGGTACTGATTGAACTCCCTCAACACCTGCTATTAATAACTCTACTTCAGATACATTAATTGCCATATTAAATGTCCAATTATCTATATCGAAGTAATTTGCCAATTCTTGTTGTACTTTAACTAATACTTCTCTTTTATTATATCCACCATAGACTCTTATTTCAAAATCTACTCCGATGTTTATAACATATCCATCAATTAAGTTAACACCATCAGTTAACATTCTAAATTCACTAATATATGTTTTTAGATTTTCTTTAACTGCTTGGTTTAATGTAGATATATTTTTATTTGAATCATATCCAAGTACATATAGGTTAATTGCAAATGGATTATTTTTCTCATTTACATTACCTTTCTTAGAACCTAAGAACTTAGTTACTTCATCTTTCATTTCTTGTTCTGATAACTTTTTTTCTTTTAATGATTCTACTAATCCAACAAACTCATCAAGTGAAGCTTGGTTGTTTAATATAGAACCAGGAGAGTTATTATCCAACTCACCATCTGGTGCACAATATGCTTTTGCAACTCCACCATACTTTGGAGGTAATGATAGAGCTCTTACTTGATAATCTTTTCTTGTTACCGCTCTATTCTGAGAACCGAAGTTTGCTAATGCATTTTCTCTAATCTCTTCTATTGTATCTGCTCCCTTTCCTTCTGTTCCTGTTTCCTCATTATCACAAGCTACTGAGTTTTTGGATACTTTATATAAAGCTAATTCATCATTTTGGAATGATGTATTATCTTCATCAAATTCAATTGTTTCAATATTATTTAATTCACCAACACCAACATTTGATTCAACACCACCACCAACTAAGTAAGATATTGTAAAATTACCAGTAGGAGCCTGTCCATATGATTTAGTTTTTAGGAAGTTTGCTGGATCGAATGAAGCTCCCAATTTATCAATAGAGTTATTTAATCCTAATCCTACATTTTTAAAACTAGGAATTAATAGTTCATCTCCTGATGTTGAGTTACCTCCACCAAATACTAATGATGTTGTGTTATCTTCATTTACTTTAGTTGTAAATCTTCTTGATGTTTTTATTACTTTAAGAACATTTGGTACAGATTCTTTAAATTGAGATAAATCCTTATCAGTTTGTTCTGAATTAGCATATTCAACATATACCATCTCTTGTGCCAAATAAGGAACATTATACCATTTATTTCCATTTGAATCTCTAACATCATATATATCAATTACATTATCTTCTCCTAATTGTACTTTAGAAAATTGTTCAGGTGATGAACCAAAATCAAATTCTATTGTTCTAAGTTCAGCAGAAATTGCATTTACATACTTTTTTATTAAATAAGAAGTAGGTGTTCCATCATTACTTTGATATATAGAAATTTCTCTTTCATCTTCTACTGCAAAATCAAGTAGTTCAGATGTTCTAAAATTAGTTCCTTCTGATGATTTAACTACCATACCTTCTTTGATTCTTAAACAATAATTTAAATCAGGTTTAACATCATCACCAGTTCCAGTTGATGGTACTGTTTGATATACTGCTAATTTTACAATTGAAGGTGAAGTTACTTTTGGTTTATATCCAAGGTATTCGGCTAATGCAACTACATTCTGTTTATCTTCAGAATATAACATTAACGATTCTTTTAATGTATCATCTGTATAATAAGATAAAACATCACCAAGATAAGATGCCATTTCTATGAACATCATACCAGGAGAAGATTCGTTAAAATCAGAATAGGTTTGTGGGAAATATGTTTTTGCGTACTCTATTAGATTCTCTCTAAATTTAGAGAAATCTTTATTAAGGTATTTTATATCCCTACCTTGATTCGATTTTTTTGTTGAACTATTTAATGCCATTTATTTATCCCTCTACTGTAAATGTTAATTCTTGAGATTCAAATTGTCCACCAACAGAAAACTTTACTTTAATTCCTGCTGTATTTCTATCTTTCATCTCGTCTGTCATATCTACTTCTATTTCTTCTATATCAATATAAGGTAACCAAAAGTTAACACTATCAGTTATTACTGATTCAAGTCTTTCTTCTAAATTCTCTGTCATTTGTTCAAATAACAATCCTTGAAGACCTGTTCCAAAATCTGGTTGTAAAATTCTCTCACCTCTATTTGTTAATAGTAAATTTTTTAAATTACTTTTTGCTTGTTCAAATGATGAAAATGCTTGATTAAAATAACCATTGTTACCTCTTTGTACAGGTAAAGTAATTCCATATGCATGGTTACTAAACTCTGCGGTATCTTTTACTATTTTCTTATCAAGAATGTAAGCCATCTATTTTCCCTTATATTATCTCTTAAAC